CGGTTTCAAAGATTTCAGTATGCTCTTCACCATACTTTGCATACTCCAAACCAAACAATGCGTTCAGGCCGGGGAGCAGCTCTTTAAGTAGCTGTGCGCGTGAAATAGCCATTAGTTAATCTCCTTAAACGCCGACAGTGTGGTCATAACGATGATAGCCAGCAGTAAACTTCACAAGAAACTCTGTGAAATTGCCTGAACTATCAACCGTGTCTGGCACTACGTCGATTACAGTGAGTGGTAAGACAGATGTGACGTTGTTAATAAACACGCCCATACGACTATTACCTGTAGAAGTCAGCCCTGTGTTAAGCACCAACTCTGCGTTACAAGAGATTGTAGTGGCACGAGACTTCGCCAAAGGCGCGAGTCCAGTTGTTGCGCCGTTAGCAGTTGTGTTCGTAACGTTCACAACTTTGAAGATTACGTTGGGATCATCCACAACAATAGCTTCAATATCAGATGCTACAGTGCTTGCAGGGTAGTTCTGTCTGAATGTTACTTGGCCTGTGCTTGGGTCAGTAAAACTACATCCAAGAAAAACACCAATAACACCAGCAACTGCTGTAGTATTGTTCTGCAATGTGGAGATAATAACAGTACCGTCACTTGTGTACTGTACAACATCTCCGTAGAAAATTCCTGTGCCATAGTTTGAGGCAATAGGTATTTTACGAGTAGAACCCGCATAAGACCTGCCGCCGACTAAGCCAACAGGCTTTAGCCCGTAGGGGGCATTTATGGTAGGATAAGCCATTTTAAGCTCCTAAGTGTTAAGTTCCTTTACCGAATGTCACTTTGGTCTTGCGATCATTAAACAACGGCATACGAGGGTCATTTTCACGCATTAGGTTGTTATCAACAGAGTTCATTTGACTGTCCGTCTGTTGTTGAAAATAGTCGGTGCGATCTTCGACCATTTCAGATGGAGCTTTACATAGTAACAAGCCACCTATCACTACGTTGTCAGCAAAACGTTCTTGTTCTACAGTAACCATAGCAATTTCGGGATGATCTGCTGCTCGTACAGGCTCCCAACCTTCACGTAGTTTGGATGAGACATTAGTGGCGTCTACTTGGCCTTGATTACTCACGCGAATCCATCTAAAGTTGTAGCCGTCTTGGGGAATAGGAGACGGTAAAGTCTCTGGGCGCGTCCAAGCCTTCTTGCGTACAGTCTTTTCACGGGTCTTTAATTCGCGGTCAATGCGATTTTCAGCCATTTGCTTTCCTCATGTCTATTGCAACCTGTTTGGCGTATTGTTCGGGTGTCAGCCCTAACCGTTTTGCGATTTGCACTTGAGTTCTGGTTAGCGTCACCTTCTTAGGTGCTGTGCTCCGCGATGCGGGTGCTACCACTTGTGTCTTTCGCTTCGGTTCAGCATCCTCGAAATTACCGGGGAATACTTGACGCATACGAGTATCAATAGTCTCGTAGTATTCATCGCTTTGCGGACTTACGCCCTGTTTGACAAGCTTTGCGTGCAACCCCAGTGCTAGGCTCGTCATCTCATCATCGGGACCGAACCACGTATTGACTTTTTGCCAATTTGTGGCCCGAACATCAACTTGAACTGGGGCGGTTTCTGTTTTTTGTTCTACAGGGGTTTCCGGTTCCTGTAAAGCAGGGACTTTAAAGTTTGCTAGTCTTTCAGACTTTAGCTTAACATTCGTTAGCGTATCTTGTGCTTCTAACACAGCATCAGAGTCACCAGACTCGTAAGCCTCTTTGTAACGCTTCTTAGCCGCCTCAGTCTCAATGGCGGCATTTTTGCGTGCTTGTTCTAACAGGGCAGTCTGGTTCTTGTTAACATTGCCCTTTAGTTTTTTGTTTTCTTCCATAAGCTGCTGAGTAACACGCTCGTACTCTTGCTGCTGTCGGACGGCTTCTTCTTTAGCCCTACGCTCGTCATGGTAGCCCTTACTAAAGTGCTGTATGCGCTTACGGACTTTTTCAGAGTAGTCTTCCAACTCTTCATCAGTAACGTCATTTGGTGGGTCAGACGGTTTACGATTTTGATCTTTCTTCGGCGTATCATCAACAACCTCGATTTCCAAGTCCACGTCATCAGTATCAACTTTGCGTGTAGGTCTATCTTTAGGTCGTTCATCTTCCACAAAGTCGTCTTTGCTTTTCTTGCCAGAAATGTCGATTTCAATTGCACCGGAATCTTCCACTTCTATCTTAGTGTCAACTTCCTCGTCATGCGGAAAGCTGTACTCTACTTTTTCAAATGCCATGTTACGCCCTCGTAATACCTGATGGATCAACTACAACGGCTTCAACCGAGTCATCGTTCATAAGCCGATACTCTATGCCGCTAATAGTGAAACGTGTTCCAGAGTTCATACGAAACATTACGTAGTCGCCCTCTTTACACCACGGTCCCGTTGGGAACCTTTCGGTGTCGCCGTACGCTTGCGCGCCCATATCGACAACAAGGCCGATGATAGACATTACGTGGTCAAGCTGTTTGGCTTTTTCCGTTTTCAGGATATTTGTTCCCTCAAACTTGTCTTCAGGTTGGGGCAAGGCTACTAATAGGCGGTAGCCTACGGGTTTGGGTAGTTGTAGTTCAAAGTCTTCGTCGCTGGTGTTTTGCGTTGCTTCTCGTTCTAACTCTTCGAGCTGCATCGTTTTAGAAATTCCCATCGTCATTTTCCATATAGTTACGCGAGAGGTCTGCTATGTGTGATTTGCTGGCTTCGAGACCCCGAATTAAGCCAACAACTTCCTTGTACCCAGCGTAGTCCTTTGCGGACCCTCCGGTTAAGAAAACTCTTGCAGAGGAGATGTCCCCCTCGATTTTATCGTTCAGCACGTCAAAGACGGTTTTTGCCATGTTTAGATATTATCTCCCCTAGACTTCTGCTGCGCTTGCTGCAGACGTGCAACTTCTAAACTCATTTTGTTGCGTTCTGTACGACCAGTTTGTTCTAGCTTGACGCCTTTTTCTTCGGCTTCAATCGCTACTTCGGTCTGTTGAATCTTGACCTTCTCAGCCTCTAACATGGCAGACGTAGCATCCTTGGCTTGCTGCAGTTTAAGCTGTTCTTTACGAATAGTCTGGTCAACTTGGTCATTCGCAGCTTTACGCTGTTCTTCGGCTTGCTTGATCTGCAACTCAGCTTGTTTCATCTGAATGATTGGGTCTTTTTGCTGTTGCTGTGCTTTCTGTTGCGCTGACTGCTTCTTGTGTGCCTCTGTAAGTTGTTTACCTGCGTCAGCAACCATCCGTGACAGTTGTACTTCGATCTCTTCTGGCAAAGGTTCGTTAGGCGCAGGTAGCGGTACACCCAACTTGTCTTCGATCTGTTTGCGGTACGAGAACCCAAGGTGTTCGGCAATGTGTGCCTGTAGTGAGGCCATGATCTGTTTGGCTTGTGGGTTCTGCCCTATCATCTGTGCCATCATAGGGTCTTGCATGAACGATGTATGCGTTGCTATGTGCGCTTCGTGGTCTTGGTAGATAAACGCCTTCATCGGCTTGCCTATCAACGCGGCCATATTTTCGCTGATTGGGTCTACAGGTACTGCATCGTCTTTTGTCGGTACGAGTTTATCTGCGTTCTTAACGCCCAACACTTCAATCATCTGTCTGTGTAGCTGTGGCAAGTCGTATATCTGCGGTGCTTGCTGTGACATCTGCAGTACAGCTTGGTACTGTACAACCCGTTGTGCCATTGTAGAGCTATTGGGGTCGCTCACAGGGATCACATCAACCATTAGGTAGTCGGAGCGCTTGGCAGTAACTTCACCCCTTGCAGGCTGGTACGCGTACTCTGTGGGGGCATACTCAGCCATGATAGCCTTGAGTAGCTTAAACTCCTGCTTCATAGCGTAGTGGACCCGTGCTTGGACCGCAGCCATAGGCTTTAGCGTACGCTCTAACAGGGCCAGTGTGGTGCCTACAGGGGCGTTAGCCGACATGTCCGAGATGTTCATGTCACTGATGGCACCTAGCCGTCTACCTTCTGTAGTTATAGTATTCAGAAGTGCGAGAAGGGTCTGGCTAGGTTCTTTGTACGGTAGGGGCATAATGTTGTCGCGTATGCTGCCTGATGGCACGTCAACATCTTTCCACTCTCCGGGTTCTATAGGTGTATCGTCCCCCTTGATACGTAGTCCACGGGACTTTAACCCTCCCGGGAGATTGGAGAGCGTACCAGCGTCAACAAGCTGACGTATCAAAGAAGTTCCAGCACGGGCGTACCCACCGATAATGTGGATCAATCCAAGGCCATAAAAGCCAAATCCCGGCACATAATTGTAGTGTACGAAGTGTTGGCGTTTGAGGGTGAGTGGGTCATCCTCCTCGTAGTTTCTACGGATCGCCAACACTTCGCCACTGCCACGCTCCATGGTGACAACATACGGGCGAGCAATGCCGTCATCGTCATCTATTCCCTCAATCACGAGGTCAGCGTGTATTTCATACAGAGTATATCGGTCGTCGTCTGTTAAAGAGTAGCCCCCTTCTTCTGCCTTTTTCTCTTCAAGATCAGAGTGGTACGCGACTGGATCACCTAAGTCTGTGTCTAGGTAGAATCCTACAGATTGTAACTTTTTAACTTCGTTCTTAGTCTTACGCATGACGTGTGTAACACGTTCAGCAAACTCAATAGTAGACGCGCCGTAGGGTACAATTACGTCTTCTGCAGAGATATACAGCGCTACCTGCCGACCAATGTTAGGGTCGTGGTAGACTTTCTTAAACGCAGAACCTGCTAGCCCAAGGCTATACAGCATCCGCTCATGCTCGGGACGATACTCTACCATATTCTCGGTAAGCTCGTAGTTCATGTCCGCTTTGACACGTCCTGCAGCGTCTTCTTTTTCTTTAGTCTCAGAGCCTAGGATTTTGGTTTTGACTGGCCCTGCGGCTGGGAACGTCTCGCTCATGGTCTCAGCTTGGAACCTGATGGCTGCTTCAGCTAAAACTGTAGAGTTAACGCCACAGGCACCTTCCCACGGCTCTGTACGCTCTTCGTACTTAAACCCTAACACGTCCAGACCTTTGACGTACGTGTCTGTCCAGTCTTTACGGCTCTCTACGTCTGAGTCTATGGCCTCAGTAAGCTCTTGGGATAGGGCTGATAGCTCAGAATCGTCCATAATCTCGGCTAAGTTGCCACCAAACTCCATGGCCTCGGTTTCGTCGCCGGGAATTATGGTAATCTCCATACTACCGTCAGCCAGCGTAACCGACTTTGGGTCTTCAATCTCAATGGATAGCTCGGAGACATCCATTTCGGCCACACCTTCTAGGTCGCCCTCAAACTCGTCTATCCCCGTTGGGGCAGAGTACAGTCCTTTTTCAATAGCCATGTATCACCTTTAATAAAACCCGCTTCGGCGTTGTTTAAAGTATCGTTGCTCTTCCGGTTCGTCACTGGGTAGCCGTATAAAGCCCCCCTGCCGAAAGCGCATCAGGGCCATAACGGTAGAATCCACAAGGTCATCATTGCTCATAAATGGAAATCCTGCAATCTCTTCTACAACCTCTTCTGCCCATCGTGTCTGCGGAACCCAACAAAGCCCTGACGATATTATGTCAGCTACAGAGTTTAACCGTGCCGTCTTGTCACCTGACCCTCTGTGAGGGGTGTACTCTGATACAGGTAGTCCCATACGCCGCATCTCTTGATACAGAGCCACCCCAGAACTTTTCTTCTCTACGATAAACGAATCTGGTTCCCAGTCGTTGTACTCTTCCATCGCAAGCGCTTTAAGCTCTGGAAACTCCATACGCTTCTTTATGCTATTTAACAATATAATATTGTACTCGTTAGTCTCTTCGTACAAGAATACCCCCCATGTGGTAAGGGCCGTATAGTCTGCGCGGTTGTGCCTTTCTGCTGCCGCATCAAGCGACATGATAATATACTCACAGGACGGCGGCTCTTCTTTAGTCCACTCTAGCCACCACTCCCGTTTAACGATAGCAGCTTCTTCTGCAGTGGGTTGTTGCTGGTACTGCGAGTTCCACTGGAACGTAGGCATAGAGGCTTTGGTACGTAATAGGGCTTCTAGGTCAAAAAACTCAGGCCACAGAGGTTTTTCGACTACCTTCTTGGTTTTCTTGTTCTTAACTTCAATTATAGCGGGAAACTCAATCACATCGTACTGATCGGAGCGGTCGTTCTGCGCCATGTCCCGTGTAACACGTCCTGTGAGGTCATCTAAGTGCCAACGTGTCTGTATTATAGCTACACTACCTCCGGGCATTAGTCGTGTCCGCGCACCAAACGTAAACCACTCGTACGCTTTGTCGAAGACCTCAAAGTTCCCGTTAATAACATCCTGTTCAGAATGGGGATCATCAACAAGCAGGAGATCAGCGCCCCGACCAGCAAGAGCAGAGCCAATACCGCAAGCATAATACTCACCTCCGACGTTTGTGTTCCACCTACCTGCTGACTTACTGTCTTGCGCAAGGCGCACAGTAGGAAATATCGACCTGTAGTCGTCTAACGCAATTAAATTACGCACCTTACGGCCAAAGTCCACCGCTAGGTCTGTGGTGTGGGACACCATCATAACCTTCTTGTTGGGGTTACGACCTAGGAACCACGCAGGGTAAAATATAGAAACTAACTGTGACTTACCGTGTCTAGGGGGTATGTTTACGCAGATACGGTCTTTTTCTCCGCGCTCAATAGCCATAAGCATATCCGCAAGGATACGATGGTGCTTACCCACAATGTAATCAGGCTGCATTAGCTTGCAAAACTCAATTAAATCGTCGTACGCACTCGCATTTGCAGTTCTGTTGTTGAGTTCATCGACCATACGGTCAATCTCTAGGGTTTCTGCATCGCTAAACGCGTCTAAATTAGACAGCATTACTTCTATATCTTCGGCTGTAAAATCTAAACGGTCATCCATCGTCAAAGTCACCCAAGGCTTCGTCAATATCTATGTCCGCTGCGTTTAAAACCACTGCATCCTCTATCTCAGGCTCAGGATTTACCAATTTTGTAAGCTTACTACGCAACCGCTCCTTAATATCGTCCGTAGTTTGGTGCGTTATGGTCACTTCAGACTTCTCTGCGAACAGCCCCACGTCTGAAATCTTACCTAGTAGCTCTAAAGCTCGCATACGGGTGCGCGGGTCGGGGTTTTCCGACTCAATAATCAATTTGTTTGTTACTAAATGGCGAAGTTGCACAGATGACTCAACCACAGAGTGATTAAATTCTTCTAGGATGTTGTTTGCTAGCCGTATTGACGGAGGTGTGAGGGTAGCAGCGCGGGTGTTGGTAACTTGTTGAGATGTTTTACTGGGGGCTTGGGCGTAAGCAGTAGCTAGAGTAGCTGCAACTTCCTTATCAATCTCGTCTGGGGTGATGTCTAGCCCATGATCTTCTAGGGTGTTGACTGTTTTAGACAGCGCAGCCGTACGCTCGGGCAAATCTAGCCTGCCTATGTCGTCATCTAAAGAGATGCCTAGTTCTGGGGTAGCATTAAGAGCCATTATATATCGCAGGTTGTTAACCGATAGCATGATAATAGTGTGCAAAAAAAATTTTGGCAAGGCGTTTTCAAAAAGGAGGTGGGGGGTTCTGTGTAACACGTTATTAGCAAAGTACGGACGTGGCTAAAAAATAAAAAATTTGGGAAATAACGGCGTAATCGTCAGAAAAACTGAAAAAAATGTAATCATTTGAGCGTATTAGTAATATATAGACTAGCGCGGAGTCTCACTCTGTAAAGTGGCCCATGCCCCACCCGTACCCTCGCCGCATTCCCACTTTCGGGCACCTGCCCGAATATCGGGCGCTATCATCCGGTGATATTAGGTGTTGTATAACGTGTCACAGTGTGATCT